ACGCGATTCCCACACTCCCACAACCTCGACGACTACGGGATTGTCCCCTCAACCCCAGCGCATATGGGGTACGCATTCTGAGGGCAAGGTCACCTTCAATCGTTTCTGTGTGCTGGATAACGCCAACTGTGGGATGAGCAGCAAGGACTATGATCATATCGCAATACTTGAAATCATTGCCATCCGATCCGTAGGAGTTGCAGTCAATCATGGTTCCACCACAACGGACATTCCCATAGACAATTTGCCATGGTGACACAGGAGATTTAACTGTCTGTGGTGTTGTTGGTGGCCCCATGGTCAACATTTCAATTCCGCTGATAGCCATGCTGGTGCCAAGTGCCAGCAGCTCAGGTGTCCATGGGCCGGGCAGCATGATTGCTGTGGCGTCAATTGCCAGCCCTACACCTGTTAGGAGAAATCCTTCTACGCCTCTACTCATTTAGCTAATTCTCCATGCTTTTACGGCTATCTTGTGAAACTCTAAGTAACGCATTCCTTCGGCAGATACTATGTATGCATCCTTTGCATTGTGTCCAACAATTCCTAGCATTAACTGGCCATCTTCGCCTGTTGGCATCAGAACAATATCTCCGGGCTGGGCATAATAGGGTGAGATTTCCTGCATATTGAACCTTGCAGTAACGTATGCAGCTACATCTTCGATCCGCACCGATCCTGCAATGTCATGCATAACCTTCAGTGATGACTTTTGATCGTTATACTTTCCACGGAACTCTGCATATAAGTCTTCGCCTGTTATTGCCTGGATGCAGTTGCAAACGAAAATGCAGCAATCATTATCTCCCCATTGGAATGGTCGATGATGCTTTAGGATTTCATCCCTTAATAGGGTTTGCCAGTTGTGTAGTCTTTTCATTATGTGTATTGGGATGGTACAGAATAGCTAGTGTTTATAGGTGTTTGAATCGGCTTGCTAGTTTCCAAAACGGAAAACATAATCCACCATGTACACGCACCACTGAAACGCGCCTTCTGCTGGATTCCAGAAGTTACAATCAGGTGCAGCATACGTCCAGTTGATAGATCTATTCAGTTGAGCTAGCTTCGATTCTAAGGCGATAGATACGGTGGATGTGCTACCAGATTCATCTATAGTTGCCTGATCCATGAATCCTTGATAGCTGGCAATTGGCGTTCCACTAATCACATTCATGGACTCGTCAAACAAGACAATGGACAATGTTGCTGTGTTCTTTAAGGACATCGATTGCATTACTTCCTGGATGTCCAAGGATTGAGAATCGATGCCGGATAGTTCAACTGATACACCTTGCGCCATCAATGTCTGTGTTTCCGTGATGGTGGATACTTTCCCTAATGTTCCAACACCTAGATAAGTTGTTCCATTGAAGAGAAGCGGGCCGGTTCCTGTCCATAGATGGATAGCCTGATTGGTGAACTGTAAATCTGTCAGTATAGCCATTCTCACAGTGGATTGTGACAATGCAGTTAACTGGGCTGATGTCAAATTACGTGGCATGTTACTGTGCCTCTACAATAGGGAAACTCATTTGCATAGTTGAATCGAATGACTTGTGCCATTGTGGTTTAGCTCCGGGTGCCAAGCGAAACAATCCAGACGTTCCATGGGTGATGATCTTAGCTCCTGTTGCTGGTGACTCTCTTAGTTGTGGCCAGATGGATAAAGTAGAATTACCTGATGCATCCGTGTCTGCCTGCTGAGTGATTCGATACAGTCTAGGAATGTAGATATCTCCAGCATTGATAGGTGCTGACATAATTGTTATGTAGTCGCCGGGGAGCAATACGCCAGTGGTGTTAGCTATCCAGCCATTCGTTACTACGCTGTAGCCTGTCTGTGATGCGCCATTGACTACAGGTGCTCCGGGATTTAGGAGAATATTGCTAAAGGATACAATGCTATTCAGTGGGAAAGTAGCTCCGGATAGTTCGCATCCGATGTAGACAATTGCAGTGGTTGCACCATTGACTCCGGCTGGTGCTGTAAATGTGGTAGTTAGCTGCTGTGCTCCACCAGTGCATGTCATAGCTGCATAGTTCACTGTGGTTGCATTGTTAGTTACAGCAATTCCAAGATGGCCTGATGTTAGTGCCGATGCATTGAAGTAACAGGACAGTGTGTAGGGTTGGCCTGCTTGTAGGGATATTGCACTAGATAATGACGTTCCCTGATTGCCGCTATCCGCACCTGCAATAACTATGGAATTCATGGATGCATAACCCAATCCATTGGCAATGAACCAATTAGCATCAGGCTGTGACCATACGGAACCGATAGGCTGAAGAAAGTTAGGATCGGGAGTTAGATTGATCCCTGCTTGACCGAATGGAACCACTTGGCTGGAATCGGATATGACGAATGCATTCAGCGGGCCACGGCAAGATAAAAGAAAACCAGTCCAAGCAGCAGCAGTTGCTCCCTGTTGTGGTGGAAGTGTTACCACACCAGACAAGCGGGATGATTGCCAATCGTAAGTCTGTGTCTGCCCTGTCCACGGTGAAACGGTAGTAGCCACATTGTCGTGGGCAGTCCAATCCACGCTTTGGTATTTATTATTAGGTACGGCTATTATTTGCCAGCCGTTAAACATGGGTAAACTCATAGTTAGTAGATGGTCACGTTATAGTTGTCAATGTAGAAGTTCGACGTAAATGTTGCTGTGGTCGAAGAGTTCGTTTCAGAATCAAGCTGATATTGTGGCTTGATCGATGCGGCATCTGTGGTGTCTGACAATCCGCTGTAGGAACCAACCGGATTATTGAAAACCTGTTGACCATCGACTGCTAACACGCCATAAGTCATAGTGTTGGCTGAGAAATCAAGGATGTATTCAATCTGGATGTGATGCCATTGATTCTTCGAGTTGAAGTAGTTTGCACAGGAAATGTTTGTAGTTTCCCACGTTGAACCGGCGCTATTCCACACGTTCCATGTGATTGCGCTTGATCCATGCGTGGCACATTGCAGGGATGGATAGTATTGATGGCTTCCTGTATAGGTGACCAAATTCGGCCCTTCCATGCCTTGTAGGGTGTGAGAAGATGCAGGTACAAATGTCCATACATCCATCAGTGCATGGGTGTAGGTGGTGCAGTTTCCGCCCGGCAACGCAGAGCAGGATTCAGGTACAAAAGCCTGGATGTTATAACCAGTGTTTGCTGTGGTTGAACTCGGAGCGACACCTTCAACAGCATTCAACTCAACCGCTGAATTCGACAATGCCGGAGCAGCTACGCTAAATGCTGTGTTGTCTGACCCTGTAGCTGTGCTGCTACCGCAACATGAGCCGCCCATTGCTACCCATGATGACGAGGGAAGACTGGTTAAGTTAGCAAATACTGTTGCACCGGAAGGTGGCGCTGAGAACATGTCAACAGAACTACCGGGATCGGTAGCTTCATATTGATTGTCTGCTACACTCCAGCAGAAGCGCTGAGAATTAGTAGCTCCGGCAATATCATCAATCTGCATTCCACCAACTACATTGCTTGGCCAGACCCATGTGTAACCACCAGTGGAATCTTCTGTGATCTGGATAGAGAAACAATAACCAGCCGATCCAGCCGCTATTGTTGTGCTGGTAACGTTGGTGGACATCAGGATGTGCTTAACTGTGGTAGTTGCATTCAGTGCAATGCTGGATGTTGAGGAAACGTCACCTTCGCTTACGCCACTACCACCAGAAGATGCTATGCAAGTGTTGCTCTGTGGTGAATAGGTGTAGCCAGCAGTGGTGCAGCCTGATGCCGTTTGTAGCAATGCATTTACTTGTGCAAGGGTTCCTTGGACTACATCTGTACCATTCCCACCTAATAGACCATTGATTGGTGTTGGTGTAGATGTGGATACAGAAGCTCCTGATGTTGGATCGATGCAGGTGCCGGATTGTGGCGAATAAGTATAACCGGATGTGGTGCATCCTGTAGCTGTCTGTAACAACGCATTGACTTGTGCAACTGTACCGGCAATAACGTTTGTTCCATTTGCACCTAATAGGCCATTGATATTGGAAGTGGTTGTTGTGGTGACCGTGTTTGGCCCGGCTGGGCCTGGTTCACCTTCGGGAAGGCCAAAGTTAAGAATGGCTGCTGATGTAGAGCCACCATTGGTGACGGTGGGTGTTGCGCCAGAAGATAACGTTGTTACTGTGCCTACATTGACCGTTGCCGCTGCTCCATTTGCACCAGCCGGGCCGGTAGCACCAGCCGGGCCAGTGGCACCAGCCGGGCCAGTTGCTCCCTGTGGGATAGTGAAATTAAGTGTAGCTGCTGAGGATGTGCCTGAGTTAGTGACACTAGCAGATGAACCGGCTGCACCTGTGGTAGTTGTACCTACTGCTACTGTTGCTGCTGCTCCTGCTGGGCCTTGTGCTCCTGTTGGGCCTGCTGGGCCTGCTGGGCCGGTAGCTCCTGTTGGGCCTTGTGGGCCTGCTGGGCCTTGTGGGCCTGGACTTCCACCACTTAGCAATGGAACATTGAATATTACGTTAGCCTGAGTGACTGGCACGATTGAGCCTACATCTTCCGTTACGCCAGTTACAACCCACTGTTGATTACGCTGGACACCAGATGACGAAACAATGGTGACGTTATAGGGAAGTCCGGCAGGCTGTGTGCATTGGCTGTCATACAGGTTGACTGTGGTTTGGAATGCTCCATTGACAATAGGCGCTGCAATGGTATCTGCACTATTAACGTAGATCGGGCCTGGACATACATAGCCAGTGGATAGTGTTACTGTGCTTATTGTGGTGTTAGCCGATAACTGGAAATAGATTGTTCCATTGAAGTTTGTTCCATCCGGGTTCTTTACCGTTCCGGTTAGTGTGGTGGCAAATGCTGGAGTGAAAGACAGACAAAACAATGCAGTTATGCATAGGTATTTCTTAAACATGGTGTTCCTTTGCAGATTAGCCTCTGTAGGGCATTGGAGAACGTTGTTTTGCTTCGTGCTGGGTGTATAGGCTGGCTTGAATGCTTCTACGGCTGGATGCATGGATGGCGTTTCTCACAGCTACAGCAGTAGCAGCCGGATCGGTTGCGCCTTGTGCATTGATGGTTATGTTCTGTGTACTTTGGCTGGTGCCATTGCTGGCTATCTGATGGTTTGGTGTGATGTATCCACCACCTTTGCCGGGTGTGAAGATTTCCCGTCCATGTTCACCTACAAGAATCGGGATTCCACCTGCCACTTGGCCACCACTGGCGAATCCAGCCATTGGCAATAGATCTGTAAGTGTGGATGTGGTTGTAGCCATTCCACCAGCACTGGCAGCAGCCTGTGAGCCGGAAGAAAGCACGCTGCCTATTCCTGTTGAACCCGATCCCATAACTCCATTCAGGATGGAAGAAATGCTAGAGCCACCACCACCGGATGCACCACCAGCAGCTACCACATACAAAGGATCGGATGCTGTCCCTGTGGGCTTTCCATGGCCGGTTAGCTTATTCAGCATTGCTGCTAGCTTTCCGTGTCCGTTGCTGAGGCTATGGATAAGTGCTAATCCACCTTTTCCTTCTGCATACTGGAGTCCATTTCCTATGGCGTTCTGTGCCACTCCTAGGGCCAATTGCTTGCCATGGAATCCTTGTCCTGTGAGTCCAGACGCCAAGGATTGATTGGCCATAAACAAGGATGACTGCATCACTGTAGAGATGGCTGTGCCTAGATTGGAGAATTGCTGGGCAAGTAGACGGGTCTGGTTTAGCAGCATTCCCATAGGGGAATCTTTCTGCTGGGCCTGGACATCCTTATAGTGCTGTACGTTATATCTGCCTGTTAGCTGGGCAATCTGGTTATTGATCTTTGCAGACTGGGCCTGTTTTGCCGATAGGGATAAGCCACTGGTAACGCTGTTAATGTCCTGTAGCTGTTGGACAAGTGCAGCAATCTCTTGGTTGAACTGCTGAGTGTCCATCTGTGTGTAGGCTGCATCTGCTGCTAGTGGGCTTATCTGGCCTGTGCTAACGGCATTGTCTATCTGTGCAGCCTGAAGCTGTCTGCTATACCTTGCATTGATGCCGGATAGCTTATATCCGCTTTGCTGAATGGATGCTTGGTTCTGCGCTGCTCTGCCTTGAATCCACATTGGATAGATACGGGATTGGCGTAGAAACTCATCATCATCCATTGCCTGTGACTTGGCTAATGTTTTGGCTTGTGCTACTGCTGTGTGATGGATACGGCTGTGGCCATTGATGGTTCTGGCAAACTCTTCGGAAGCACGTTCTAGCTTTGCAGCAGCCCGCTTCTGTTGCTCTGCTGCCTGTTTCGCTAGCTCCGCCGCTTGTTTCTGACTCTGTTCTGTCTTTAGGTCGGCTTCCGCTCTATCGTGTTCCTTCTGATCCTGTGCATGGTATTTCTGATCTTTCAGTACATTTGCTGCGCCTGCATACTCATTGATCGAAGGTTGATAGTATTGGGTAAATCCTTGCTCTTGTGTAAGCGTAGACGCCTGCCGGTTAAAGTGAGCAATACCAGCGTCTCTAGCAGCAGCAATCTTACTGGTTAAATCGGCTACAGTAGCATTGATTTGCTCTGGAGATTTGCCCGAATGCTGTGCGTCTATGATCTGTCTTTGCAATGTGTTTATATTGGCAAAGACATTCTTTATGTCGTCTTCGGTGTCACCTGTAGAACCTTTGTTGACCAACAATCCGCCTATGCCTACATGATCGGATTTGAACAATGTAGTAAGAGCATTGCTGTCTTTGCTTAAGGATGCATATAGCTTATCGGCTGATACTTTCGCCTCATCCAACGCATCCTTTAATCCATTGCGTGGCTTACCTTCCAATACGGCTATTTGATCACGTATCTTATCGGTGGATAGGACTAATTCATCGTTCGATTGCTGTGCGGAATAGTGTAGCTTTTGGAACGCCTGTTGTATCTTGCCACCAGCTTCCTCCGCTTTCTTTCCCATTTCGTAAATCTTCTTACCGGCTTCAAATACAGCACCAGCTACGGCAGTTATACCAATCAGAGGGAATGCAGCCTGTAATGCTTTGCCGACACCGGGTAGCATTGACAGGAACCGTTCACCAGCCCTGATATTGTTCTCGAATCCACCATGCAAAGCACGAAGGGCAGCAGATGACGCTTGCATGGATGACACAGAATGACGGCCCGCCGTCCTTGCAGACTCTCCATACTTACGGATCATGGACTCCAGCTTGATTAGACCGGCTGATGTCTCTTTCTCACCTGTGAGTTTTAACAGTATCCCGATAGTTGATGTGTCTTCTGCCATTTACTTTGTTCCTTGTATCTTGCTCACTTGCTCTGCAAATACCTCTGCTATGCGTGCTTTAACGGCTGCTGATGCTTCTTCCTTCTTCACTTCTTTATGCAGGCTTGCCCTGGACAGTGCTAGTAATGCAGCTACGGCACAGTCGATTCTGTCTTCCGATTTATTTTTAGTGGGCATTAGTAGATTCGAACCGAATCGTTTAGCTACTACATTTCCTATGCAGAAAGTTAGAACCGGATCATTGCTATGGTGGATTCGTTTGGAATACATCAACTCTTCCAATAGCTGCATTGGGGTTGATAGATGAGTAGCTCGCATTGGCACATCTACAAACTTGGTGTTGGTGGATAGTAGAGGCTTCAGGGATTGGACAAAGAATTCTGCATTCCAGCTATCGTATGCTATTTCCTGAATCTTGTATTTATCGGCACAATCAAGGATGTGATTGGTTAGTGCCATGTAATCTATTGTGTTGCCATCTGTGCAGTGGATTCGGCTATTGGCGTGCCAGTTCCGGTAGATGACATTATTTGCTATAGCGTCTTCAGGTACAAACGCATCTGTGAAGATGTAATAATGAATAGTATCATTATTTATTTTCTTAAATATCAGGGCAATGGCTGTTAGGTCTAATTTGCTGGATAAGTCAAAGCCAATCCAGCATGGTTCACCTTTGAAATCTTCCCGTCTGATTGTCTTATCGCATAGCTGCCATTTATCTAGTGAATAGAATGCTGTTCCACTGCTTACTGTTATATTCAGATGTTTGGTAGCAAATGATGCATACTTGCTTGGATTATTGATTGCTTCCCGTTGTGCAGCCCGTAAGAAATCCATCTTTACGGAAATGCCGGCATTGGGGTTAGCCATTCGTAGGGCTGTATCAGATTTCCAGTCAATGCCTGGATCGATTGTCCAGATAGCCGGGAATAACTCATCATCTTCAAAGACACCATCTAGGACTTTCTCTGCCTGGGTCTGGAGTGTTTTACAAGGATTCTCTAGGCCGAATCCAGCAGTGCTTACTGAGACTAATAAAGGTTGTTCTCTTGCGCCTGTTCCTGTCTGGAATGATTCGTACAGGTCTAGGCTTGTACATTGATGCGTTTCGTCCAATACGGCAAAGGATACGTTGGAACCGTCTTTAGGCCGGGCAATAACTGGACTGGCCTTGCTGTTAGTCTGGTAGACAACTAAGGATGCTGCATTGATTTGTACGTTAGTGGCTTCTATCAAGTCCGGGCTGTTCCGGATCATGGCCTGTGCCATGCTGAAGATTTCCAGTGCTTGCTTCTGATTGCTAGCACCGCAGTAACACTCTGCTCCAAATTCGTTATCTGCTAACAGGTGATATACAAGCAGGGCAGCTAGGGTAGCCGATTTGCCTTGCTTTCTCGGAATTACTAAGGTAGCTCTACGGAACTGTCTAGTGTTGTCCTGTTTACGTTTCCAACCATAGAGGCTACAGATAATCCAACATTGCCATGGTTCAAGTTTTATCTTTTCCCCTTTTGCCGCCCATTGTCCTTTGACATGAGGTAACAGTTCTACAAACGTGCATACCCGATTAGCCTGCTTAGGATCGTAGTAGTAGGGATAGTCCGGATCGGATTCTGCTTTCTGGAATTGATCCTGGATACGCTGGCATGACTGGCGAATCTGTTTACAGGCAAGGATCGATCCTGATAACACATCGGCTATGTATTGTCTGGATTTTTCAGAATGAGTCATGCAAGGTATTCGTGCAGATTGGTGAAGCGGGTATTACTTAGGATTTCTGGTTTAGGATCACGTTAAATTGATTGTTGGTGATGTCTTTCTTTACAGGCTGAAGTTTACCCCTAGCTATGGGCGACATTCCACATTGAATCAGTGTGCTTACCAATAGCTGCTGGCCTATGCCATTCAATTCGCCCCTACGGAACTTATAGAGAAGAGTTACAATGACTTCCATAAGGATCGAATCTGCTAACGTCATGCTGCCTGGCACGCATTGGGCAGCTACCTCATTCCAGATGCTTACTTGGTCATCATTGAAATAGGCTGGTGCTGGTGCTAATGGTGCATCATGCTTAGGAGCAGCTAACCGATCTTTGAACCGGGCTGGGTCATGTTCGATGGAACCGGATAGGATGTGGGCTTCGAGGGGCTTTAGGAGAGGCATAATCTGTCTTTGGTTGGTACATGCCAACTGAGGTTGGTACACGGCAACTGAGGTTGGTACATGCTCACGTGGGTTGGTACATGCCAACTGGGGTTGGTACATGGTAGAGCAGGCATGGCTAAATTGGTTGTTTTCAGTGTTTTGGCTGGCTTTTGGTTATGCGGATACGAAAAGAGCACCCGCTGCTGGTTCTAGCAAACAAAGGACTTACACGTTTCGGATCGGCATATCCCCTTATGCACAGGTTTTGCACTGGTTTGTATAACTCTGTTAGGTGTTTGGCAATAGAAATGATTTATATCGTACTTGATGCTATTGGTTAGCCTAGGAATGGTTCTACGTTCTCTAGTTAGGCTGAGGATTGTTGTTATGGATGGCCGGTTCCTGTGTTGATGGTCTGACTGCTAGGAATGATTGGTTTTTTGGCAGACTTGAATATCACGATTGCAGATGGAAATGGAGCACTATTGGTTGCTGTGCCAAACTTCAATCGTCCTTTGATAAAACGTATCTCGCCCTTCATGCAATAGTCGTGCCACCATCTTGTGTCTGTTCTGGCTGGTAGTAGGCAAACTACTGTAGCGCCAGACAAGGACGATTCGTATGCCTTCTTTACCCATTCGCCTATGGTTTTACCGTATGGAGGATTCATCCAACAGATCCCGCTCCATGTTTGCTTTAGGCCGTCTTCCTCTACAGAGTAGAAATGTTTGCACTTCGCATTAGATGCATTTGCACATACATCAGTGGTGAAGTGAAACTCCGTATCTAATTCATCGAATAGATACTGTGGTGTGCTCCATAGGTCAGTTTGGCTGCTGAAATGTACTGCTGTATTCATGTGTTGGATGCTCTGTCCAATACAGGTGTGTTATTCCGTGGTGGATCATAGGGCATGTCTTTATAACGTAATAGGAAATCTAGTGTGTCGTAGTACAGTCTTCCTCTATCTTCAGCAGGCAATTGCTTAGTGACTGTATGTGTAGCGCCGTCTTTTGTTCCACTGATCTTTACTGAATCATTCTCTATGTCTAAGACAATCTGCATATCTGTGATTCCGCCGCCTTGTGACAATCCCTGCATAACGAAACTAAGTTAGTGAGCGTTAGCCGCAATGCTGGATTATGTTTGATTGGCACAATATGATGAACTTCTTTAGCTGGTGTTACTTTACTGTTAAGCAGACAATGTTGACAAATGTACAAGTCACGTCTCATAGCCTGATTTCTGGCCGTCACCCAATCTTTATCGTAGCCACGTGATGCAGAGGAACCACGGTATTTATCATGCCGGTTAGTTAGATTAGCGTGGGCTGAGCAATACTGGAATTCGGTAAGTTCGCCACATCCTGGAGTGGAACATGGTTTAAGGGATTTGCAGGGCATTGTGGAATGGGTGTGGGTAGTAAGCTATTTCTTTGTGCATTGCGATGCTCTAGCATACGTGCTAGACCCGTTCGGTAGTAGTTGGCATCTAACTCGATTCCGATAAAGTTTCTATCAGTGTTCAAGCACGCTATTCCTGTGCTGCACGATCCAAAACAGTTATCAAGGATTGTTGCGCCTGGGTTGCTGTATGTCTTAATTAAATATTCAAGTAGCGCCACGGGCTTTTCAGTAGGATGCAGCCGGTTAATTCTAGCAGATGGGAAATCATCAAGGATGTTTGTTGGGAAGTATTGGTCGGATATATATTCGGTTGAAGGTCTTAACCCGATAATAATCTGGTTAGAAGTTTTAACTCCTGTGCCTTTGCGTCTGTTCCGGCCCGTCCGCATTATCGGATGATAGTTCCCTGATGTGTTACCGAAGACTAGAATATCCTCAGTTATCTTTAGGGGATGATATTTGGCATTGGCAAAGCTACCAGACTGCTTCTTATTCCAGACCCATGAGGTTTTATACCCTGATAAATTACTCATTATTAACCTGCTAGTGAACGGCTGTGCTGCAAATAACACAACTGGGCCTTTGCAAAGTCTCTTGTATTCTATCCACAAAGGTTCAAACGGAATGATGGTATCCCATCTACAGTCAGTGGTTCCTTCAACCATAGGGAAGGTCGCATAAAATCATGTCTACAGACTTGCTAGGGATGTCCTGCATTATTGTTAAACAGTCTCCGTGGCGAAGGTCATAGCGCATAGCGTTCTTCCCTATGTGGTACTCCAGTTAATATTGTCTCTATAAATAGATCGGACTTCATCTTATTGTTTGTCTTAGATGTAGTGCGAATTTCAATAAGGTAGTACAAGGCCACTAGCAGAGGATGCAAGTGGCCTTTTTCTTTTTCTCACTTGCCGAAGATGACTAGTGGATTATTTGTTAGGCAGCCGGGCAGTTGCAGGTGATACATTGCCGATCTAGTTTATAGTATCAAAGTAGTTGCCACTTATTTAATTATAGCTAAAGTAATTGCTATTCCGGCTGCGATTCCTGCTAATGCAATTCCAAGGAACTGAAGGGCTAAGTCACATTTGTACATTGTTTGGCCTTCCGTTGCTTCCAGTGACGGATCATTCCTTGCGTGATGGCTTGCTTGTGTGCATCTGTAAATTTCTTACCTAGTTTTGCTTTACTTACCTTCTGGCGATGCTCTATGCTTCTGTTTAATTCGGCCCGTCTGGTTTTAAGCAGGTTATGGTATTCTTCGCGTGTCATTTGCTAATGCTTTCCTTCGTGCTGCCCTTAAACGTGACGAGGATGTTTCTTTTGGAATTCCTGTTTCACGTTGTATATCTACTAAGCTTTTCCCGTTGTTGACGATCTGTCGCAATAGATCCTTAGTTTCTAGCCTCATGTCCAATACAGTGTCCAGCATCCAGCCGTACCGTTCAACCATGTGTTTATTCATGTGTTCGGCTATGCTGCCAACTAGCTCTAGGTGACTTGCATTGATGCAATTTCTGTTCCCACAAAGATGGTGGATATGTTGTCCGTCTGGAATTGGCCCGTATTCGTTTTCGTAGGCAATCCGATGGACGTAATCATATTGTCCGTGAGATGTTGCCAGCAGACCGTAGCCAGTACGGAGTGCAGCGCCAGTCCACAACATGCAGCCTGTGGTGGGATCGGTGATATATTTACCATCGATACGTTCTTCAAATGTTTTTAGTGGTTTGCGTCTGTTGTACTTACGTGTTGCAGTTGATTTCCTTGGTGTTCTCATTTGTGCGATTCCATTCATTAAATAAAATGGACTCTCTGGGAGTTCGCACTGCTGCTCGAATGGCAGTCTAAAACCTAGTTACTACTTGCCAAGATGATCGGGTAGTATTCGTTCATCTTGACCCACTCTTCGGCTGTCACTACTCTAACTGGCAAGCGTCCAACTCCGAATGCTTTACTAACTAACGTCCGTTGTGGTCGCAGTGCATTGAATCGTTGGTTCCCTTCTGAGTAGTTGTTATCTGACTGAATTGCTAGTGGTGCAGGTACCTTTTGATTCATGTTCTAATTTCCGTTCCAACTTATCTATTGTCTTCTGCAATTGCTTGGATCGTAGAAGTTGGCCTTCCAATTCGATCTTTAACTGTGATAATTCTAGTTCCTGCTTTTCGATAATCTTTATGTAATGGCTGGGCTGGTAGCCGCCTGTTAGTGGTGATCTAAGTTTCATTTACTTGATCCAGTCCGATGCTGTTAAATTGAACCAATATGCGTATTCGCCGCTGTTTTCCTCCGAATGGTCTTCAAGTTCTGACAGGATCAAGCGATAGCGTAGTGGGAACTTTGATCGTGGTACTATTGTGCGCCCACCACGAGGGCGAGGGCGACCATTAGGGCCAATTATCCATGCCTTCATACATATTTGATTATAAGTAGAAGCCTCTGTCACTATCGATATCGAACCTCGCATATCACCTATATCGTTTATTTTATAGATCCGAAGGATATGTTGGATCATATCTACCGGCAACTGTTTGGCGTATTCCATTGTGTTACTCCTCGGGATGACCTAGATTATCCAATCTGTTGGGGTGACCTCGAAATCATATTCATAGCTGGTTATCCTCTCGGTAGAGATGCCCTTTGTTCTTATCGTGTGTCCTCTAAGTTTGGACAGAATCCTACGATACTTCCATGGAAATTCGGATGTCAAAAAACTCTTGCATGAATCAATATCCGTATCATTGTTGATCCAACCCACTAACGTTATGGTGGTGAGGCGTCGATTGTAGGGGGTTGCTTGAAGGAATAGTCTTCCTCTTAGATGACCTGCTCCTGTGAATCCGTGAAGGTTGAGAATATGTTGGATCATATCTATTGGTAGCTTGTTTGTGTAATTCATGTGTTACTCCTGGGGGATCTATTCGCTACTCCGGGCTTTTATTCTAAGGCCACCATGCATGATGGCCTCAGACCCTTGAGTAACAGAGCAATAATTAGTTGCTCTGATTAATAGTATAACAATGGGTTTACTATAATTAGCTGTTTTTGACCCTTTTGATAAAAATAATTGAAATTATTTTCTATCGGCTGCTTTACATCCACTACATAACCAGTAGCTATCACGAATCCTATGTAGTCCTACTACTGGTGACTTGCATTTGCTACAGACATATTGATCTTTATGACTGGCGGGCTTGGACTGTCTTCTCAACGGCCCGCCTGTCCACATCTGGCGAGTTGTTAAACTGGCTTGCTTTGCTTCATTACGTGGGAAGGTCATAGAGGGTCTTCGTAGAGCAGTGTTTCTTGTTTCAGGAATGCCGTTTTATTGAGGTTCTAGCATTGGATTGAAGCGTCGTTAGACTTTGGGTAGGGTTATGTATCACTTTTCTTTAACTATCGTTCCTACAGGCCGAGGATGGTGATTGTCTGGTATCTCATCTACCTTCAATCCTGATATTTTCTCGTACCATGCCTTTTGCAGGAGCCGTTCTTTCTCTGCAATCTTCCGGTCTATTCGATTGGTTTTATCCACGTACTCGTAATCCAGTAATGCCATATTTGGATTTTGGATTGATGTATGGCAGTTTCTTGCAAACTATTGGGCTGCTTGGATCGTGAGGCGGGGGCGGAGGAATGTCAGTCTTTTTATTTCCGTATATTTGGTTATATCCGCCGTAAGCTACATAGGAATAGTATTCTGCTATGTATTTCTTTTCCATATCATCCAATTCTTCCTGTGAGTAGCAGGTATGCAAGTGCTGAGGGATGAAATTCCAATAGCCATATTCCTGGATGGCCTGTTGTAGTGGAACTGTAGTCCATCTTTTTTTAGCATTGGCCATGTGTTGATCGAATCTCTGATAGATCCCTTTTGTTGTTTGGCCAACATAGTAGGCGCCAGTAACTTGATTGGTGATTAGGTAAATGTAGCCGTATGGCTTAGGGTGTGTTGTATTGGCGTCCATGATTATCTGTCCTATTAATAGTATAACATTAGTTATCCAATAATCATGAGTTTGGCTGGAAGACTCTATAAGCGTTCACTGCATCGCTGGCATAGGAAAGTATCATTGCAGGTCTAACTATTGCAGGTAGGTCATCTGTGCATCACTGTAGCATGTTTTATTCACTGTGTTGTGATGTTCAATCGCCTAGCTATAGATATAAATAAAAATAGACCATATGGGATATGGTCTATGTAGGTAGTTCTACTATGCTACAAGCAGATGTCTTCACGCTAAAGACTGGATGTATATTGCAAGGCTAAGATATATCCAAGGGTGGTGGGATAGGAAACACGATGCCTTATCCTAGTATATCTACTAGGAGAAGGCACTTGTCGAAGGAACTACAGCAATCCAAGTAACGGAGCCGATGAGGTTTCCAGACGCGTAGGTTTAGGAAGTCTGATTAGGGCTTATCACAGGATGTTACGGGTAAACACTGGACTTAGCTTGTGACATATTAACGTGGCCTTCCATCGCTCCCAACTACGATCTAGGTTTTGCAGGCTCTTAACATATTGCCCGAATTATCCTAGTCGCAATCCCACGGGTTAACTCCCGCTTGCCGTTGGTACGGCGGTACGAACTTTGATCCACCACGGGGCCGTTTCCAGCCCGAAATTTCTTTGTACGTCTTATAGTATAGAAGTTGTCTTCAGCTACTAATGCAACGTTCTATAACTAGTATAAACCATGAAAATGACGAAAATGAAGTTTGTTCCATTTGCCTTTGCAATCCATCGATTTAATCCTCCGCTCACCGGGGAGATGAGCGGAAGACAACTGAATGGACTACGCTGGCAGCATCGGGGAGCTACCCCGACACTCTATTAGTATCAAAATTGTTTTCGGGTCTTTGGTTATTCCGACAACTATTTGCTAACTATTATTATTATAACACTCCAAAACGCGGTTTATCGGTTTTCTAATCCACTCCGGAAGGACAAAGGCAAGCAAGGATGCGACTATTATTACTACCCTCGTCAACTACTATAGTGAATTGGCGAGCATTGAACCTGACCATGGGTGACAGCGGGTGACACCGAGGTGACAGCGTGAATAATTCGCTGTCACCCTATAAACTCAATGTGTACAATAGTTTACGCCATAGGGGACAGCGGTGACAGCGAAATTGC